GTTGAAGCTGGCGAATTTGCACCCAACGGCGCGGCACCGCTAAAGGTTCGCAGCGGCGTGGGACATCCACCATTGCACGGCGATTGTGATTGCGGCGTAACTCCAACGCTTTGAAACGCGGCGCACCGCTCAAAACAAAAAAGCCACTACAGCGGCGCAAACCGCTAAAGGCCAAAACCCAGCTAAAGCAATCGGTGCCCATGACTTGGCGCCCATCGGACGCAAAGAAGCGGGCAGCAAAGGCAAAGGCGCGGGCGGCTGCGTTTGAATGTCAAGCGATACCGTATCAACCAAGAGAGACAGACGCGCATTATCTGGAATGGTTGCGGCTGCAATGTTGTTGCGTTTCAAAGATGCCCGCCGGGTTGCCGGGCTTTGATCGGATTGACCCAGCACACACCGACACAGTGGGCGCGGGCGGTTCGGACTATGACGCCCTACCATTGACCCGCCGATTGCATGACGAACAACACCGGGGGTTTGATACGTTCGCGAAAAAATACGGCATTGACTATGCGCAACAAATCCAATTGCACAACCAGCGGTACAATCTCGACACCGGGCGCACCATAAACCGCAATAATTGATTTGGACACAGCACCAGCGCGGGCGGGCGCGTTGGCTGCAATATTAAGCATGGGCAAAGATATAGACAAACCAGACCGCGCAGCGACTGACGGACCAGAGCAGCGAATTTTTACAACGCCGCTATCCGTTGAAACGCGCGCGGGCGATGACGAAGCGGGCGCGGAAGTTTCCGAGCTAGTCGGGTTTGCAGCGCTGTACAATGTTGAAACCGTCATTGGCGGTTGGTTCCGTGAGGTTATCGCGCCGGGCGCCTTTGATAGAGCGCTGGCGGAAAACCAAGACGTGCGAGCGCTGTGGAATCATGACCCAAATTTCATACTAGGGCGAACCAAAAACGGCACGCTAAAGCTAGACGCACAACCAGCCGGGCTATCAATCAGGATTGATCCTTTGCGCTCGTCGCTGACTGATAGCTTTGTTGCAAGCATTGCGCGGGGCGATGTGGATGAGATGAGTTTTGCGTTTCGCGTCAACGGCTCAGAGGGCGAAAAGTGGGAAGATCCAGAAAACTATGGTGATCTACCACTACGGACACTGTTAGACCTTGATGTTTATGACGTTGCACCGGTAACATATCCGGCGTACTCAAATACACAGATCAGCGCCCGCGCCGCTTCCGAGTATAGCGCCCGCGCAATACCAGAAACCAAACACGACGACGCCAGCGGGCCAACGGGCGCCAACCGCAGCAACGCCAATGCACTAGCATTGCGCAAACGTCGTGCGCAGACAAACTAAACGAAAAATAAACAGGTAAAAAGAATGCCATTTAACATGACACCAGAAAAACGCGCTCTAATTGCAGAGCGTAACGAAGCGCTCGCAGTGCTTGAAACGATGGGCGGCACCGGGGCGGAAGTCCCAGCAGACCGCCAGCAGGAGTTTGACGCCGCCGCCGCCGCTTTTGACAAAGCACAGGCGCGACTATCACAAATTGAAGCAATCGAAAGCCGGGCAGCACAGGCAGCCGAGTACGGCACACCGGAAGCAGCAGCCCAAGAGCCAGCCGCAGAAAGTGACGAGCAACGCGCCGCATTGGCCCTTACAGGTTTCCGCAATTACTTGCGCGGGCGTACTGACTTGACGACAGCCGCAGAACACCGCGCGCTATCCGATAGCGTTGCAACTGAGGGCGGTTTTACTGTCCCAGGCGTTACGCTGCCTGAACTAATCCAAGCCGTAGACAATGCAACGTTTGTGCGCCAATATGCCCGCATCATTCCCGTAAACGGAGCCGAGTCACTTGGCGCCGCTAGCCTTGATGCAGATCCAGCCAACTACGACTGGACAAGCGAAATTGCAAGCGTTTCGGCAGATAGCACAATGGCATTTGGCAAACGTGAGCTAAAGCCGCATCTATTGACCAAGTTGGTCAAAGTGTCGCACCAGTTACTAAAATCATCGGCTGTCAATATCGAACAGTTGGTGTTAGAGCGTTTGGGTTACATTCAGGGCGTTACGCAAGAGCAAGCGTTTTTAACTGGTAGCGGAAGCAACCAGCCGCTTGGTGTTTACACAGCCAGCGCATCGGGCATCAGCACCGGTCGCGATGTCCTAACGGGCAGCGCTACGGACTGGACAGCTGACCAAGTGAAAGCATGCGTCATGACTCTAAAGCAACAGTATCACGGACGCGCGCGTTGGAATATGCACCGCGACGGTCTACTGAAGATTCAGCAGCTCAAAGACAGTAACAACAACTATTTGCACCACCAACCGCAAGATAAGCCGCTCATGTTTGTGGCCGGTTTCCCCGTTGATCTTTCCGAGTATGCACCGAACACGTTCACAACTGGCCAGTATGTTGCCACGTTGGGCGATTGGAACGCGGGCTACTGGATTGCTGAAGATCGGGCGGGCGCTAGCGTGCAACGTCTTGATGAGAAATACGCAGACACTAACCAAGTCGGATTTATCGGACGCGGTTGGACTGACGGCATGCCAGTGCTTGAGGAAGCTTTTGTGCGGGCCAAAACCAGCTAAAGCAAGCAACCATAATTGATAGCCGGGCTGGCATGACCAGCCCGGCGCATTGATACACAAACAACCCTACAGAGGGAGACGAAATGCAAGATCTTAAGAACAAAGTTGATTACCAAATAGCCATGACCGCCGCCGTCAAGACGGCAGACGATAACGGTGATTCGGTAGACCTACAAAACAACGACAGCTGCACAATCACGGCAGTTGTTGGCGCATCTGGCGACACTCTAAGCGGTTCCGTTTATATTGAACTGGAGCTAGAAGAATCCACCGACAATAGCACTTGGACCGATTGCGCAGATGCAGACGTGCAAGGCAGCGTAACTGGCACCAATACCGGCACATTTGCCGTGATTGATGACGCCGCAGAAGATGACGCCATCTATACGGCTGGCTATCTTGGCGACGCGCGCTATGTGCGCATGGTGGCAAACGTCACAGGTACGCACACAAACGGCACGCCGATTGGTGCCGTTGCAGTAATGGGCAACCCTCGCAAAGCGTAAGTTGTGCAAAGCGTAACCATCAAACATAAAACGAACGTTGCGCAAGCGGCGGCCCTTGATAGCAAGGGTCGCCCAATTTGCGGTGAAGATGGGCGCCCGGTTGTTTACCCAGCCGCCAGCGCTGGCCACGTTCGGACATATCCAGCAGCATACGCGGGCGCATTGGTTGAGGCTGGTTGCGCTGCGGTAGTGGGCAAAAAAACGCCGGTTGTTGTGACGGTATCGGCTGAGCCTATGGCCACACCAGCGCCAAAGGTTGAAAGCATCGCACCAGCAAAGCCAAAGGCGAAAGCCAAGGCTAAGAAGTAGCAAGCAGTGCATTACGGAATTGTAGAAACAACGGCGCCAGCGGCTGAGCCTGTTACCACGACAGAGGCTAAAGATTGGGCGCGCGTTTCAATTTCCGACGATGATACTTTAGTTGATGCGTTGGTTGCATCAGCGCGGGCGATGTGCGAAGCGTACACAGGCCGGGCGTTTGTCAATACAACGTTTACGATGTCAATGGATGATTTTCCATCGGCTACAGTTTTTGAAATGCCACGCGCGCCGCTGGGCAGTGTCACGTCCATAACGTACACAGACGCCACCGGCACAACGGGGCAAACAATGTCAAGCGGTGATTATATCGTTGACACCACGTCAGAGCCGGGCCGGGTAGCGCTAGCATATAACGCCAGCTGGCCGGATACTTATGACGAAATAGACGTGATTGCTATTGTCTTTGTTGCAGGGTACGGCGCCGCAGCATCAGCAGTACCGGACGCAATCAAAACGGCCATCAAAGAATTGGTTGCTTTTTGGTACGGCAATCGAGAGGCAGCGACAGATTTATCATTGGACGCGTTGCCGTTCGGTGTTAAAGCTTTGTTAGATCCGTACCGGGTGGACTTGCTGCGATGACATCCACCACGCCAGTAATACGCGCGGGCGAATTGCGCAATAAGATTGTGATTGAAGCGCAGACAGAAACGCCCGACGATATCGGTGGCGCAACAATCGGATGGGCGACGGCGGCCACAGTGTTTGCGGCAGCGCGGCCCGTTCGTGTTGATGCGGGCGTTGATGGCGGCAAGCAACACGGACGCGCGCGGTTTCGGTTTTACATGCGGGACGAGTACGCAGTAGGCAGTAGCCACCGCATAACATGGGGCGCGCGCACCTTTGAGATATCGGGCGTGCGGAATCTATCCGAGCGCGGCGTTGCAATGGAAATTGAAGCTATAGAGTTGGACGTTTAGCGATGGCCAGCAATAAGAGCGGGATACAGCTATTGGGCGCGGCGGCAACGCTGGCAGCCTTTAAGCTATTACCAGACCAAGCGTCAACCGCAACCGTCAAAGGCATCAACGCGGCGGCGGGCGAATTGGCGCAAACCATGACAACGCAGGCGCGCAGCAAATGGGCGGGCGTTGACACTGGCGAATTGCAACAAAAGGGCGCGCATGTACTAGCAGTGGCGACGGTTGCCAAACCTTTTGCGGTTGTCGGTTTCCCCCGTTCGGTATGGTATGCGCACTTTTGGGAGTATGGAGTTAGGAAACGGCCAGCCATCCCAGTAATGCGCCCCGCTGTAGATCGGTCACAGTCGGAATCGGTACAACCAAAGGTGGGCGCGGAATTGCGCAAACTCGTTTCTGTTGTGCCGTACCTGTCAATAAGGGGCGCGGGCTAATGGCTATCACTGGCGACGTTGCAA